AGGTTTGCGGATCGTGAACGATGGGGCGAATGGTTAAAACAAATTAGGCAACTAAATGCAGAAACACACTAAAATTTACATGAACCATTTCGGGTACGACACATCCGATTTTATTCCATGCGAAGTTTGTGGAAGCCAGGCGGTTGACATCCATCATATTCATCCACGCGGAATGGGTGGCACAAAAACAAAAGACACCATAGAAAACTTAATGGCACTTTGCAGAAAGCACCATTTGGAGTTGGGTGACAAGAAACAACACATGGATTTTTTGATAATTACACACCAAATAAAAATGAACAAATGATACAAACAGTAAAAACCAAAGACATTATCGCCAACGAAAATAACCCACGGGTAATCAAAGACGATAAATTTAAGAAGTTAGTGCAATCCATCAAGGACTTCCCGCAAATGCTACAACTACGACCTATTGTTGTGAACGATGAAATGGTTGTGTTGGGTGGCAATATGCGTTTAAGGGCAGTTCAGGAAGTTGGGTTGAAGGAAGTTCCAATCATCAAAGCATCCGACCTCACCGAAGAACAACAAAAAGAGTTTATTATTAAAGACAATGTTGGTTTCGGTGAATGGGATTGGGATGTTTTGGCGAACGAATGGGAACCTGAATTGTTGACCGCCTGGGGCTTGGATGTTTGGCAACAACCCGTTGAGGTGGATTACTCACTTTTGGATGAGGAAGATTTATCGGATGAACTTTCAGACATGGCCGACGGCGTAAAGAAAGCCATCCAAATTGAGTTTGAGCCAGACCATTATGATGAAGCGTATGAGTTGGTGAAGTTTTGGCGTGAACGCGGGGCGTATGTTGGCCACATGATTATGTTGTATCTTAAAGAAGAAAAGGACAAGTTATGATGCAAAGTTCCATTAAAGGAATCAAGTTTTTCCACCGTGAAAACACCAGTGATTTGAAAACATTTGAAGAAGTCATTGGGAAAGATGTATATCAAAAGAAAGGGATGAAGATATTGCCAGGTGAGGAATGGGTTGATTGTGGGGGCAATGTTGGGGCATTCACTTTGTTGGCTTGTGCATTGGGGGCGAAAGTGACGGTGTACGAACCCGATCCGAATAACTGCGCGATGATTGAAAAGAATTTAGCGTTGAACGGATTCACGGCCAATGTAGTTTGTGCGGGGTTAGTTCACAATCAAGTGAAGAAGGCAAATTTGTATGTGGGCAATAACGGCAATGTATGGCGTAATTCTATGTTCAAGAACTGGAACGGGAAAGGATTAAAGGTTGACTGCGTTAATTTTGACGAAGCGGTTAAAGATGGGGTGTGTGTAAAAATGGACATAGAAGGTGCAGAGATGCCGATATTGGAGAACACCGAGCGCAAATTCAAGAAATTAGTGTATGAATGGAGTTTTGATATAGACCCATCATTATCAAGATTTTGGGACATAATAGACAAACAAAAGAAAGATTACAAAATCAATTTTGAAGAACATAGAACTTGCTACGATGACAAAAGAGAAGGGCTATGGAAAAAGAGTTGGTTTCCCGCGTGTACAAATGTATTTTGCTATGAAAAGAATTGATTTAATAAAACAACCACACGATATCCAAATCGGTCAAGACTGCCCGTATATCGAACCAAACATCACAGAAGATTGCATTTTTTATGAAGATGGAATTGCAGTTGGTTTCTACATAAAGCAGATGCCCGAGAAGATGTGTAAATTGGCCAACTTGGCAAACGCAGAATTACGAAGTAAAAATGTACCTAAAACTATGATGGATAGAAAAAAGCCATTGGCAGATGGTGGTTATTTAGTGGTGAGTCAATATTCAACGATTATTGGAAGTTGCGCACCAAAGCCACACATGAAAAGACCGTATGCAAGTATAAGTTCAGTTCACCAGGTAAAGACGGCCCAAAACTTCATCAAGGCCATGTTGATGTTGGCCAAAGAAAGTGAGCAACTCATTAAACAAATCATGCCCGAACAATACGCGAAGCAAGTTGAATTATTCAAAGAAGTTGCAGACCATTGGAAATTTGGCAATCTATTTACAAGTTCAATTTCAAACTATAATATCCCCGCCCCATTCCATCGTGATGCTGCAAATATCGTTGGTGCGGTGAATGTCATTATCACAAAGCGGTTGAACGCCAAAGGTGGAAACCTTCATGTACCTGATTACGGGGCAACTATGGATAGCGCAGACAATTCAATTTTGGTTTACCCCGCATGGAAAAATGTGCATGGAGTTACCCCAATCATCCCAACACATGAAGGAGGTTATAGGAATAGTTTGGTATTTTATCCGTTGAAAGCATTTGTTGGATTAAAATAAATTTTACAAATAATTTGGTATTTCAAATATAAAACACCATCTTCGCATTATGAATATGACAAACAATATCACAATCAACGGAATTAGCGAATCAATTGCCTACTGCGAAGCAAAAGGATTATCAAAAGTTTTCTTGGCTTATGCCGACGAATGTTCAAGGGAAGACATTATGGAAGTTGGATTTAACCACAATTCTGGTTATGTTTACATTGCCCTTGAAAATGGTATTTCAATTTGCTCAAACATGGGGCAGAAAGTTGAATTCCTTGTAACCAATTTTAACAACGGAGAAGAAACATTTTACGACAATTACAAAGAAGCATTAATGTTACGATGAAAGCATGGCGGAAGATTGAACGAACTTTACCCGAGGAAAACACCCCCGTATTGGTACACACCGAACGGGGCATTCCTTTTGTGGCAACTTACTTTGATGAGCAATGGCATTGCTACCACACCGATGAAAGGTTGGAAGTAATTTACTGGATGCCCATCCCAATAACACCCAACGAATAATGGCATACGATAGAAACGAATTAGAACAAACGGCATTGGAAGCCATCAAGAAAAACAAGTTGTTTTTTATCCAAGATGTAATTGCATACTTGCCATGCACTAGCAGCACTTTTTACCACCTTCAATTGGAAAAATCGGAAAGTATAAAAGAAGCGTTGTTGGAAGTCAAAACCAACATCAAAGTATCTATGCGTTCTAAATGGTACATGAGTGAACAACCCACTTTGCAATTGGCCTTAATGAAATTGATAAGTAGCGAAGAAGAACTCCGCAAACTTTCTATGAGCCACAATGTATTGGAGGAAAAAGAAAAACCGATTTTCAATGGTATCAATATAGATGTTGCAGAAAACGACGGCCCAGGTCAAGATTAGCCAATTACGCAAACGGGTTAGAATTGTTAGGGGCGGAACATCCAGTTCAAAAACCTTTTCAATCATTCCGTTGCTAATTGATTATGCGGTCAAAAACCCCAAGTGTGAAATAAGTGTGGTATCGGAAACCATCCCCCACCTTCGGAGGGGTGCTATCCGTGACTTCCTCAAAATCATGGAAATGGTTGGGATGTTTGACCCGTTAAAATGGAACAAGTCATCATGGACCTACAAGTTCAGCAACGACAGTTACATTGAATTCTTTTCTGCGGATCAACCACAAAAGTTGAGGGGTGCAAGGCGTGATGTTCTATTTGTAAACGAGTGCAACAACATAGATTGGGAATCATACTATCAACTTTCCATTCGTACAAGAAAGTTTATTTATCTTGACTACAACCCAGTGAGGGAATTTTGGGTGGATTCGGAACTCATTAATGACCCTGATTCCGAAATGATAATCCTCACATACAAGGACAATGAAGCGTTGGACCCATCCATTGTGGCGGAAATTGAAAAGGCCAAAGAAAAGGGAAAAACAAGTAGGTATTGGGAAAATTGGTTCAGAGTATATGGGTTAGGTGAGATTGGAAACCTTCAAGGGGTTATATTCAGCAATTGGCAAACCATCGACAAAATACCAGAGGATGCAAGGTTGCTTGGTTGCGGTGTCGATTTCGGTTATACAAACGACCCTACGGCCATCGTTGCCGTATATGAGTACAATGGCCAACGCATAGTTGATGAGGTCGCATATCGCACGGGGATGCTTAATTCGGACATTGCAAAGGCATTACCCAACTTTGTGCCAGTGTATGCAGATAGCGCAGAACCAAAGTCAATTGATGAAATACGCAGATACGGCATAAGAATCAAGGGCGTAACCAAGGGAAAGGATTCCATCAACTACGGAATTCAAATCATGCAATCCCAATCGTATTTGGTTACATCCACATCCACAAACCTAATTAAAGAACTGCGCAATTATTGTTGGGATACGGATGCCCAAGGGCGTACAATGAACACCCCAACGGGGACAGACCACGGAATTGACAGTTGGAGATACTTCGAGATGATGGCACTTGGAATCAAATCATCATACGGCCAATACGACATCCGATAATTTTTTTTACTTTTTTTTCATTTTATATTTGGAATTACAAATAATGGGTGTATATTTGTTGAACAATATGACAAACAACATGACAAACACAACATTAACCCCCGCAGAAGTAAAAGTTTTAGGAATGGTATCAAGGTCACAAATCGAAGATGGCTTTTCAGAATACGATTCAGTTAGTTCACCATCTGAAAAAGGTGTATTGGGTTCACTTGTAAAAAAAGGGCTTGTATATGATGCTCGTGAAAATGAAAATGGTGACGATTACATGTATTGTTTAACTCCCGAAGGATTTGAAGCATGTTCAGAATTAGGATTCTCAACATCACACATCATCATGTTCAACTAAAATAGGGGTTTAACCGCCCCTTTTTTTGTTTATTTCGTGTGAATTACTATCTTTGTAAGGACAAATAACAAATGAATTTAGGCGAATTTGATTGCTCGACGGGATTAATCAATGTTTTGTATCACGACAAAATAA